GCATATCCGGCAGTATCAAAATGCTGTGTATAATCTTTCATATAATTATCAAAGTTTTGAAAAGATAATCCAATCATTTGACAGCCATATACACTTGCCAGTCGGTGTGAATAGTTTTTATTATTAGGAGATATATCAGGCAAAACAATTGACATATTTTGTTTATTATAATGTTTTAAATCATCTGGGTCATGTGTAAATTTAACTTCACTAAATCTCAACTCTCTTACAAATGCGGAATTACTCGTTATATTTACATATTCATTTAATAGAGTTGATACAAAAATTGGATTTGCTTTATCTACCATAATAATTACTTTTTCTCTTAATCTTAATAATGGGTAACTTCCAATATTTTTTCCATTATTTTCATAACTAAAATTTTTTCCTAATAATTTTTCAGATAATGTATCATATAATTGTTTCGCAATTTCGTCGTGTATTTTTGTACTACTCGTCATAATTCTAAAATGTAAAATTAAAGGGTCTTTCGGATTTGGGCAATTACTACCTGAAAATGCATAATTTGCAACAGTTTCCATTGCTCTAGAAAACAATATTGTATTGTAGGTTTCTTTAACATTGAAATCAAGGTTTGATGATGCCGCAATAACCGGTTGATTATCAACAGAATATATTTCAAAATCTAAACAACGTGCTCCTTGCCTAATACAACTACGTAATGCGCATAAGTTTACAAAATCATTTTTGTATTTACCTGAAGAACAGCAATTATATGCTGTTTTAATATAATAATCCCTCAACTTGAAATTTTTAAAATTATCATTGTTTTCACTGATACTACTAATAAGTGGAAATTTAGAATATACTTCATCAATATTTGCACAATTTTTCTTGTTCAATCCAATTTTATTGACACTCCATACAAATATCATAAGGAATAACAAAAAAATGATAACAATCATTACTTGGGTAATTGAATCTGTTTTTGCCAAATCACCAAATGATTTAATTTCATCAACTGTATTAACTAATCCAGCATTAAATGTTTTTGCAACACCCGTTCTAACCTTTCCAATCAACTCACTTGATTTGTCTCCAAGAAATCTTGCATATTTATTATTTGTTACCATTTTTATTCCCTTTTCACCCAAATTACCTACTGCATTAACTCCAGTTTTTGCAAATTTAGGTGTTACTTTATTAACGCCTTTTGCTACACTATTTGTTGCATTAACTCCAGCTTGTACAGAACTCATAACTTATATTAACATTTCATTTTTTTTTTATACATAATTACAATAATTATAATCAATGTTAATAATGTAAAACAAAAGTGAATTAAAAAAGTATCATCATTATATAGAAAAGGTATGCCTGGTGGAATACTAAATTTAGTGTCATATGGTAATCAAAATATAATGTTAAATGGAAATCCATCAAAGACGATGTTTAAATGTAAATATTCTAAATATACAAATTTTGGCTTACAAAAATTTAGAACAGATTTTGATGGATTACGTACACTTCGCCTTAATGAATCCTCTCATTTTAAGTTTAAAATTTCTAGATATGCAGAATTATTAATGGACACCTATTTAGTAGTTTCACTACCACATATATGGAGCCCTATATTACCACCAAATGGTGATGATAGAAATCAATGGCGACCATATGAATTTAAATGGATTAAAAATCTTGGTTCACAGATGATTAAAGAAGTTAAATTTACAATTGGTGGTCAAATTATTCAAAAGTTTTCTGGAAATTATTTACAAAATCTGGTAGAGCGTGATTTTAACGAGAGTAAAAAACAACAGTATTACAATATGACCGGAAATGTAAGTGAGTTAAATGATCCCGCAAATTCAGGGACACGTACGAATGTATACCCAAGTGCGTATTATGAAAGTAATGATTTGGGCTCAGAACCCTCTATAAGAGCAAGAAAGTTATATATTCCATTAAATATTTGGTTTACATTAGCAGCAAAAATGGCATTTCCGTTAGTAAGTTTACAATATAATGAACTTAATATTGAAGTTGAAATGCGTCCGATTAATGAATTATATGTAGTGAGAGAGGTCACTGAAGAACATATGAGCTATGTACAAGGAAACCAAACCATAGATGAATTCCAATTCTATAGATTTCTTCAACAACCACCAAATGTTCAATTAGATTATACGTCTGCTGATAAGAGAACAAACTGGGCAGCAGATATTCATTTAATAAGTACATATGCTTTTTTATCTGAAGATGAAATGCAAGTATTTGCTTCGAATCATCAACAATATTTAATAAAAGAAGTTTATGAATATTCATTTCCTAATGTTACTGGAACAAAAAAGGTTAAGCTAGATAGTTTAAGTATGGTTGCAAACTGGATGTGGTATTTTCAAAGAAGTGATGCTTATTTAAGGAACGAATGGTCTAATTATAGTAATTGGCCGTATAATTATTTACCATCAGATTTAAAACAGCCCTCTCAAAAAAATGGTTTTAGTAGTATAAGCATAGATGGTATAGATTATACTCCAGCGTTTGACCCGATAGGTACTGGATGTTATAGTGGACAACTTAACTCTCCCTCAAATATTTATGTTACCGGGCGTTATAATGTAGGAAATCAAAAAGACATTATGCAAACATGGGCATTATTATTAGATGGTAAATACCGCGAAAATGAGTTTGATGCTGGTGTGTTTAATTACGTAGAAAAATACTCACGTTCATCTGGAAATTCGCCTGACGGACTGTATTGTTATAATTTTAATTTAAAAACAGATCCATTAGATTTTCAACCAAGTGGCGCAATGAATATGAGTAAATTTAAAGACATTCAATTTGAATTCAATACATTTCAACCTCCTCTTGATCCTGAAGCACAGGTATTTACAGTATGTGATCAAACAACCGGTGAGATTATTGGTGTAAATAAACCAACATGGCGCATATATGATTATAATTTTGATTTGACTGTTTTTGAAGAACGTTTTAATATTTTGACATTTACTGCAGGAAACGCTGGATTAATGTATGCTAGATAAATGTATGCTAGATAAAGGATTATAATAATGAAATAAACCTATAATAAATATACAGTTATAAAATAATAATAAAGATATTATTATTTTAATTTATTAAGGTTAATAAAAACTAACTAATTATTTACTTGGCGGCGGCACCCTTGGCGGCGGCCTTAGCGGCAGCGGCACCCTTGGCGGCAGCAGCGGCGGCGGAAGCGGCCTTGGCAGCACCCTTGGCAGCGGCGGCGGCCTTAGCGGCGGAGGCACCTCGTGCGGCGGAAGCGGCCTTGGCGGCACCCTTGGCGGCGGCCTTGGCAGCACCCTTGGCAGCCATAAGCGCGGTTCTGGCGACCTTCTTAGCAGTCTTAACACGCTTGGCAGCGGCACGCTTAGCAGTTTTGTTTAACTTGGGAGAACCGTTGCGAGAACCTTTACGAGAACCTTTACGAGAACCTTTACGAGAACCTTTACGCGATCTAGCCATTTATATATATAATTAACAAAAAAAAATTTCTATAATGGTTAATGTTGATATAAATAATAATTATACTAAATCTTTTTATTTTAAAACATATAAAAATATATTAAAAACATAAAACATTAATTAATATATTTTATATTTTAAATAATGTTTAAATTTACCAAATTGTATCACTCTTCCACCACATACCATCCGTTTTCTTAATTCCATAAATTTGCTTAAATAATTCTAAACGAGCCATTGCGCAATTCACTCTGTATTTTTCTAAAGGATGAGGATTTGTTTTTAATTGGGCTTGAATTGCTTTTTGATAAATTAATTGCTGTCCTTGAATTGCTAAATTCATATAGAATTTCGCTAAATTCATTTTCTTCATTTTAATTAACTCATCGTTAATAACTTGATTGTCTAATAGATACCCTTCAACTAACGCCATTCCCGAAATATCTGCTAAACTTTCACCTGCACTCATTTCAGCATCAAATATAATTCCATCTCTTTTTGCAAATATTTCATATTGATTAATAACATCCTTTACCTTTACCTTAAATGCTTTTCTATCAGCGTCAGTCCACCAGTTATTTAAATTTCCATCTGCATCAAATTTACTACCAGTATCATCTAACGCATGGGATAATTCATGCCCTAAAGTATATCCAATATACACTAAATTATATTCTAAACCTCTTTCTTCTAAATCAATAAACGGTTTTTGTAAATACGCTAAAGGAACATAAATAGAATTACTATTAGGTCTATAGTAAGCATTAACCATATAGCATTGAGTTCCAACTAATTTAAAGGTGTTCCAATCAAACTCAGGAATATCAACTATTGGTTTGCCTTCAATTTCTATATATTTTTTATGTTTCCAACGAAGAAGTAAACCAACATTGTATAAAGGATCGTCTGGCTTATAATCAAATATAGGATCATAACGTAAATTTTGGGGTGCACCAACCATAATTTCTAATTTCTTCAATTTTGCTAAAGCCGCATTCTTTGTTTTCGGCGACAACCATGTATTAAGTTTTATTTTTCCAATAAATAATTGTTTCAAATCGTCGGTTAACCGTTTCACATAATTTACATAGAGCGGATTATAATTATGTTTAACATATTGTTCTGATAAAAAAGTATTAAACATTAAAGACAATCCAAATAACGGATAAATTTCTTTAGGCATTTGTCTAGGTTGCCCTTCTAAAAACTTGTGATGAAAGTTGTAGTGGATATGGCGCAGAGAATCCTCAAAACGTATCATTTGTTTAAACTGGATAAACAAAAAGTAAGTTTGCCATTTTTTAGAGTTCCAGTTATCTTTCAGTAAACGCGTCATACATTTAAACCCATTCAAATTAGTAATAACCGCTTCTTTGGGTATAGTTTTATAACCGAGTTTTTTAGCAAATGTATCCCAATCAAATCCATATGTTTTTTCTAAAGTATTTGTTTTTACTTTATTGTAAAAGTTTGGGTCGGTTTTAATATGTTCATCGCATCCCATTGCTAATAACATATCATATTCAACATCCCAAATATCGTGTGCCTTATACTCCTTTGCCCTCTTTTCACCAAGACATGCTTTAAACACTTCATCAATATATTTCAAGTATTCTCTCTTTACTTTACTTTTGTATTTCTTGGTTTCAGCGTCATCTGTATCCAATGTATTAATGTATATCAAATAATCATATATACCTAATTTACCAAAAGAAATATGACTGATATATTTTTTCACATTCTTTTCATCAGGATTTAAATACCATTGTATCGGCGAATATAAAGAAATTGTTTCATTTGAATTAATCATTGCTAATAATCCATACATATCTTCAGATTGAATAAACCCATCTAATTCATCCACAACCGCATCTACATGTTTAAACATTGTTTTACGTGTGTCATTATAAAGTGATTTATAAACAATGTCAATTGCCATTGCTCTTTTATCC